TGCCATACGCTCTACCATATCACGAACCATTTCTTGTGCACCTACTGTTTCTACAGCACATCTACGTATAGGTGAATATTTCTTAGCCATTCTTAATATTTCATCTGGCATATCAAATGCTGGTATTTTATCATGGTAATAATCTATTACATATCTGTTTTTATTAGCATCCATGCCCATAACTACAATAACTTGATAGTCTGAGGTACTAGAGGCTGTATGTGCTAAATCGACACCCATGTAAGTATAAATAGGTATCATTTCATTTTGGTCTTTTAAATAAGTAAATTGTCCATCTGTGTGAAACTCATAGTTATGATAATTTATATTGTCCATTTTAAAAGAAGCAGAAGCAGCATCTCTAGCATCATTTAAATATTCTTGTGCAAATTTGTCTACTTTACCTGCTTCTATGTATTCTTTTCTTTTTTGATTTAGTTTAGATAATGGAAACTGTTGTTCCCACATAGGCTTACCGTCTTCAATAGCACGAATAAACGTTACATCCCACGGATATTTCTTTTTAGCTTTTTCTGCATCTTGCCAACCATCTACAATATTTTGTAAAAATGCATCGTAGTGCACAATTGTACCAGATAGCCATATCCAACCCTCTTTACCAGGACTTTCTTCCAATGATGGATATACAGTAGATACAATCCATTGTTTGATTTCATCTCTACGTATAGCAGTCTTTGTGTTTAACTCTGACTCAAAGTCATCAAGTATAATACCTGTATAACGTGTATCTACCTCAGCACGACCTCTAAGACGCTGTGAAGTACCTTTTGCTATAATACGATGTCCTTTAGTTGTAATTAAATCTTTTTCTGTCCATCTTTTGCCTACGTCACCTCCACATAGATTACCAAAGTAATATCTAATAGCTTCATTTGTTTCTAAATGTGAACGTATATACTTAACGTGGTCAATAGACTGACCTTGTTCTTCAGCTACCCAAGCCATAAACATAGACTGGTCTTCTGGTGTAAAGCATAACTTATGCATGATTGCTGCTTTCATTAATACTGATTTTCCAAAACCTCTTGGAAGCACATTACAAATACGTGCTCCAGGTTTTGTACTAATTAATTTTTTACCAAGGTCGTAGTGAAAAGGAGGTGATGCTGATTTATGTAAAAAATCATTTGGTAAAAATAACTTACCAAACAGTATCAAATCTTTAGAAGCTTTATGTAACAGCTTCTCCTTATCAGATAAACTAAGCTTTTCCATTATTTTCTATAAATTCCCTGCTAAATCCTATTAAATCCATATCTTCATCATACATACAAAGACAAGCACAATCAACAGTAATGTACTTATCCATAGGTATGTCCATGATAGTGTTTAACAAAAAGTCACTATACGTTATCGGCGACTTCTTTATCTTCACTTTCCTCTCGCACATCTGGCAGTTGAGGAATTTCTCTTTCTTGGCTTGCGATTTTTTTGACATCTTTACCTTCCAATGCTGCTAGTTGTTCAGGGCTAAAACCCTTAAACAATGCGATAGATTCAGTTTTTTGTTCTTTTTTACCTAGTAACCCAGATATTTCCATTAGCATCTTTAGCGATGAAATCTTATCGCTGTCTCTTGCTTCAATATTATCTACAATCTCTTTTGTCTTTAATAGTAGATATTCTGGTGTTATCTCTGTTTTTTCTAATATTTTTTGTATTTCTTTATCAATCAAGGTTTTTATCCTTTCTGTTTTTAATAACATACTACTTTGTTCTTTAATATACTGCTCAGACTTAGATTGAGGATAAGCTTGTTTAAACGCTTCTATTATCCCATCTCCCTTTGCAACATACTTTGCAAACAAAAATTCTTTCTTTGTAGGTTTCTCACGTTCTTTAAATACAGTGTTAGAGTTCTTACCACTAAACTTGTATATACTTTGTCGTAGTTTGCCTTCCATTTTTATGGTAGGAGCACAGTTAAACATCCCAATCGCAGTGCGTACATATCGTTCATTGTTGATAACCCCACGTTCTAACACCTCACAAACCTGCCCATCATCTGTTAAGGTCCATGAACTAACTGGAGCGTTTCGCCAATCTTCAAGTACGTCTTGTAATGGCATAGCCTGCCTGAGCTCGTTGATATTGTCATATACAATGTGCTCCTGACCTTTTATAGTTCTTTTCTTCATTTACGATGTACAATGTATTCTGGGTCTTTATCACTTAAACGCACTTCTACCCATCCTTTTGTTTGTGGTTCAAACATAGCATAGCGTGCATATTCAGCATATCCTATAAAAGAACCCCCACGCACAAACCATTGTCTTTTTACTTCTTCGCTATCTTGCATAATTTCAAAAGAATCTACTGGTTTTGCGTATAATTGGTGGTTATGCCCCAAATAATACATATCAGCGTCTGGAAATATGTTTCTAAGCCTAATTAGCTCCATATCTCCGTTTTTAGCACCACTTTTACCGTGTCCACTTGCAAAAGAAAAGCGATTATGCTTATAATTAATCACTGCATACCCTGGAAATGGGTAATATGGTACTTCAAGGTCGTCACATAGCACACGAATTATATCAATTCCTGCTAATCTCACTGAACGAAGCGTATCATGGTTACCACCACGTAAAAATACACACTTATTCATGATAGGTCGTATCATTTTTACAAATTGAGCGTACTGTTCGTTGTTATCAAACAACTGGTCACCCTCTGGTATATGATAATTAGGTGGTATAAACTCTAACATATCACCATTTCCGAACCAAAGTGCATTTGGGTCTTCATCTATCATCTGTATTGCTTTTAAAAACAAACTTCTATCAAAGACTTTACTACCTACGTGTATATCTGTAAGACAATGTAGGTTTACTTTAGCCTTTTTTGTATTGTGTTCTAATATTTTACCTGGATTAATCATTTTGTTCTCCGTTTTCTGAGTCATACTGTTTACTGTACATAGTGTAACTCAGTAATATTACACTATAATTTATCAAATCAAGCATTGTGTCTTCTACCTTTTCTTCGTTTACAGCTCTTTCTCCATTTCGCTTTAAAAGATTAGAGATTCTAGCTATTTTATCAGAGATACGAACAAGAATGCCAGTTTGAGCATTACATATTTTCAATGCTTCTACCATTTCAAAGTTAGAAAACGGTTCTTGCACTTGTGCATAGTCTATATTCTTATCATCACAAAGAGCTTTTGCTTTTTTTATTATTGCATCATAGTTTGGAATCATATTTGCCTCCTGCTTTTTTCCATAAATAGTCACCAAAACCTAGCTGGTATAAACTATTTGCTAATACTTGTACTTGCGTTTCTGTCATTTCTAAACTACTTCCATGTGTTATTCCATGTAATACTTCATGAATTAATACTTCTAATAGTTTACTATCTTTCATATCATGTTCTAATACTATTTCACAATTACGCATAGATATTGCTCCTAGTATTTCTGAATCAATAGCACCTAAGTCTACTTTAGCACCAGATATAAATCTAATACTAAACTCATGACCGTTAATAGGTAGCATCATAGTTTTATTTTTTAGCTTTTTTAGCTTTTTCACTTTTAGCTCCCTCAATTTCATCTTGTATATATTTATTAAATTTATCTGTATCTTTTTTCATTTTTATATATTTATTAATGACTGATTCTATTAACATCGTTTTCTCATGTAGTTTAAATATATCTTGTCTAATGAGGGCTATATGATACAGTATATCTTTTTTAGTTGGTTTTTTTGGTTTTTTTATTGGCATTTTTTTTATCCTTTCTAAAGATTTTATCCCAGCGTTTGTCGTATTCTTTTTTAGATATAGAGTTAGGTCTTGGTTTATCACCCTTACCTGCTCCATTTGGTCCTTTGAACATAGTAGAGCTTAAACCTATAGATTGGAAAAAGTCAAGAAAAATTTTATAATATTTTTTATACCCTTATTTACTTTGTACTTGACATCATGCGTTTTTTTTATTAACTTAAGTTAGGATAACTCTACAAACCTACTAGCTAGTATAGTTATATAGTTAGCCGTTTCTGTAACTTAAGCAATATCAACACTTCCAGACACAATACAAACTAAAAAAATAGCCCAAGTTTGTGTGAAGTTCTTTTTTTTACATAGCCCCCCTGGTCTTTTTCTAGTTAGGAATTGTGAAAGTTGGTTGAAATTCGGTTTAACTCTTGATATTGCTAGACTTACAACTATATGACAAAGTCAAGCATTATTTTATTTTTCTATGCTATTACAATTATTTAGGACCATAGCCAAACCCCCCTTCTCCGTCTATAACTTGACAACCCCTAGATTATTAGTATATTACAGCCCATTTTCATACGCCTGAAATTATATATACATCTTATTTCCAGACCCCAGCCAGACCCAGTTCTATATATATATGACAGCGTTTAAACAGCCCCAGAGATGCATTTTACCAGAGACCAACCAGAAAAAACTTGCCCTTAGTCATAGGAATTAATAACTTGTTTTATGTTATTAAAATCACACAAATAAAAGGAGAAATTACAATGGATAACATACAAAAAAGAAGATACGAAAAAGAGAACACAACACAGAAAGGAAACACGATGAGAAAAAACGAAATAAAACAAGCGTTATTGACGCTAGGATTTAAGGAAATTGAGGGTCATTACTACTCAAATCAGCCAGGCGAAAACAGATTCTGTACTGGAGAATATGACCAAAAAGAGATAGACACATTTTTAAAAGTTCTATCAAGAGTTGGCAAATTTCAAGACGGAGTTAAAGTAGTACAGAAAGATATAAGCCCAGAGGGAGAAGAGCCAATGTTAACTTGGTATATATCTTCACCAGATTATGATGAAGACCAATGGCTATATAATATTCGCTTTGTTAATATAGAGTTTGACGGCGATAAATTCCGTTCACTCTGGATTAATTATACGACCATTGAAAATGGCATAGAATACGGACCATTAGACTGGGATTTATACTAAGCCAAAGCGAAATGTTGAGGGGGTTTAAACGCCCCCTTGACAGATTCAAAATTAATCACTAAATTAAATGGTTTTACACACACAAAACAAACAGCCTAAGGAGGCAAAAAAATGAAAAAAGTTAAAGAGTTTAAAGTAGTTAATCACGATGTAGCAATTACGCAATGGTTTGAAAAAGCAACGCAAGAGTTAAGCGACAAAGTTTTTAGACCAATAGGTCGTAAAGTTCCGAAGAATATTCGCATCAATGTATCAGAAATGAGAACAGCGAATAAGACCCACGGACATACTACGCTAGGCAGATGCTACCCAACGCATTACACAGCAGGTAAAACAACGCCGAAAAAAGAGGTCGTAAATATTATCCAGATGAACATAGCGACAACAGGCAAGGACAACAGCGTTGATGTTCTGGACACATTAGCCCACGAGTTAATCCACGCTATTGACGACAACAAGAGTGGACACAAGAGAGGGGGAGAGTTTGACAAGATGGCAAGAGCCATTGGACTTGAAGGCAAACTCACCAGTACATACGCTGGAGAGGAACTTAAAGGTCGTTTAAACGGCATCCTTAAGACCATCGGAAAATTCCCACTTCAAGAGGTAAATCTTGAGGGCTTACGCCGTGATACTAACAGAAATTTGAAGGTTAGATGCTACGGCACAGAGAACGACTGCGACCACGGATTTAATACAAATCGTTTAAGAATAGAGCAGATGACCAGCAGAAAATGTTTATGCTGTGGTGAGGGCGATTACCATATTCAACTAGGTAAGAAATACGGAAACGCTGTTATCACTATTGACAGATTTTTTGCTCTTACTTCCAGGGTCAAGAAGAACAACGACAGCATCAAAAATTTAGATGATACGCTGTTAGAGATGCAAGACGAACTTAAATGGGAGGATGCCTAACTGAAGAGCCCACAAGGGCGAAACTGGAGGCGTTGTTTAAACGGCGTCTCTAGTCTTAGGCTTAAATTAACAAACATACTGAGGAGGTATTATGAAATATACAGGCTTAAATTTAGAACAGATTAAGGGCTTAGAGGCTCAAGCAGAGCAAGGCAGACAAGCCAGAGAAAACAGAGACGCTAAGAAGATACAACAGCGTTTAAACAGAGCGAAAGCAAAAAGACAGGAGGCGAAATAATGAACTATTCAGAAGAAGTAAGACTAGCAAATATGACTGAAATGGAGCACATCATAGAATTTTTAGAGGATAAAAATATCACTTTTTTCTATGATGATGTTTCTCTGGAACTACACGGAATAGAGAAGGCAGAAGTCAGTATTTCAGATGCAGAAAAGATGTTAAATTTTATGACTGAAGATTTAAATCTTAGTCTAGATTTTGACAGAGAAAATGTACAAACAATATATCTTTTTAGGGATACTATACAAGTAGCCATAGAGAAGAAAATTAATAAATTTGACAGGTCGTATGGTAGGGTTTATTTACCTATCAAATCTCTTGTTAAATTAGCAAACAACGAGGAGGCGTAATAATGAGAAAAATAACACAAAAAACAGCAGAGGCTTTTTTAAACAGAAAAGCAATGAAAATGAACAATACAGAAGTTAAAGGCAGATATATTGCTTGTAATGGTAAAGGCGAAGAGATAAAAGACCCTAACGGATTTGTAGAGATGAGCCTATATTTGCACGGCAATTTGATAGCAAATTTCAACTTTATTGTCAAGGGGCTATGGTTTACCTTGGCTGGCGATGACAAACAGATAACGAGAGAGCGTTTAAACGGCTTGTTTCAAACGTTCAACTTAACGTGTAAAGTGAGACAGATTAAAGGGGAGGCATATATTCAAACGCCTTCAGAACTGGTAAAAATAGACTCTAATTCTACTTATGTTATAGGTGGAGGCAAACACACCAGACTTAGCATCGTAAAGGACTTTCAAAATACGGAGGCAATAGACACAGAGTTAGGCTGGGTTATGCCTGAAGAAGTGGAAGAGTTTAGCAAGAAAATCTGGTAATTTAAAACCAACTAAAAAAAGAGGGCTAGAAATAGCCCTTTTTTTTTTGCTCTTTTTTACAGGGCGTTTAAACGGCGTCTAGAAGTTTTCCACAAAATGTGGATGAAATGTGGATAACTTAACAGCGTTTAAACAGCGTTTTGTTTACGGCTCTAAATTCTGGAATATTTAAACAAGGTTTCCGAGGGCAGATAAAAACAAGCATACCATAAGACCTTTTTTTTATTTTAATGCGTTCTAGGGCTATTCTCTGGCGTTTATAGAGGAGTAAAAACAGCCAGGAATAAAAAGTTCTTGACATCTGGGCTTTTTTATACTATGAAAACTTTTTTAAAATATTTTATTTTTTTTGCTTGACATTGGTTTTAGGATTTGCAAATTTTCTACATATTGCGAAATACACAAAGGAGGACAATATGGAAAGACCAGATTATAAATCAATAGTAATGGGTATTAAATCAAGTTGCGAGAATACTCTAAAACGCAACAAAGAAGTAATGGATAGAGAGTTCAAAGATTATGATGGCAGATATTATGATGCAGAAAGAGTAGAGTATACTATCTTTGAAACTGAAAACACACAAGCAGAGATTATGTTAGATGAAATAAACAAACAACTGAAACAAATGAAAGAGGGCGTTTAAACGAGGTCAAAGAAAAGTCTTGACACTTGTTTTAGAATTTAATAGTATTAACTAACACACGAACTAGGAGGTATTATGAACAAAGTAGAAACACCTAAAAACAAAGTTTGGTATCCAAACTTAGAAATAAGCGATTACCAGTTTATAATTTATGATATTGACGCAGACGCAAAAATTCACGAGTTTGACATCACTTGTAAATATGAATTAAAGTACGCATTAAAAGTTTTTAAGTATCATAAAGAAGAAAGAAAAGAAAATGTTTTCTTTGATGTTATAACACTAAACGAGGAGGCGTAATGAATAAAACAATTAATAAATTAAAACTCAGTTATTGGGAAAGTAGAGACCAGTTAAGAAGATTTAAAAATCTTGGAGCAAAACTAGGAATAGATTGGAACAAATTGCAAGACAATGAGCTCCGTTTAAACGACACCATATCAAAAGAAGGTATAGTGTTTGTTATTGCTCAAGAAGATGCAGAGTGGAGACAGCAGAGAGGTCGTAGTCATGATTGGTATGAGACTATTCGCATTAAAAAAGATGAAGTGGTATTAGTTCTTAAAGATGGTAAACCAATGTGGTATAGACATGAGTGGCTTAGACATAGAGGAGCACATGATGGCAAAGGACAAACGGCTACTATATGTGGAAGAAGTTCTTACTCTTATAATACATATACATTTGGCAGTAATATTAAAGGACTACAAAGCATTACTGGTCTTAGAAGAGCAATCAATGAAGAGGGCTTAGTAGTTAAATACTTACATCTATCTTTGAAAGAAGATATGCCTTATATGACAGCTCAAGACAAAGCAAACGAGAGAAGACAACACCTTGAAAATAATCTGAAGTGGAAAGATGACAAACAGATAAAAGAAGAGTTCTGGGCAAAAATGTCAGAGATGTACAAGAGCCGTTTAAACGACCCAGTGGTTATCAAGAAAAAGTTTAGAAAAGCTAGACAGGCTTGTATCAATGTATTAGGTCAAGGAACTTATGAGCAACAAGCCAGATTTGCTGGTATGTTGAAGAACTTAATCAAAAGCTATCAAGCTTATGAGAAAGAGCGTAAAGACAGCAGAGGTCATAGATACGATGCATCTTACTACATTAATCAAAGAGCAAAAGAGTTTCAAACATCTTACTTAGATATTGTTCAAGATAGAGAACATTGGAACTGGTCAAGAAGTGGATATATTAGTGCTTAACAAAGGAGGCAATATGAATAATAAAAAAACAAGAACAAGTATGAGCAAAAGCTCAATGGAATTTAGGAACGATTTAAGTAAAACTTTAACAATGGCAAACAGGGTATGTATGAATATATTTATTTACTCTCAAATAGTATGCGTAATTTTAGTGTTGTTATTAAGCCATCACGACTACACATACTTGACAAGTGCTGGACATATTTTACTAGAAAGCATCTTGTTATTTTTTACTTGGATAAGTGTACTAACAATACTAGGAAACTTGATGATTAGAGTCTGGAGAAAAATCTTCAAACTACAAAGCAATCAATGTTCAATATGGTTGTAGACATCGTTTAAACGAGGTCAAATAAATAGCTTGACATTGGTTGTAGGATTGGCTAATGTCAAGCAACTCACTAACACACACGGAGGGTATATGGAAGACATAATAAATAATTACTACAAACAGGGTGGCATAGCTATGATGGTTCAAGACCTAGCTAAGAACAAGATAGAGCCATCAAAGTTTTGGCAGTATTTCAGAGAAGAATATACAGCTATTGATAATGTTCACACGATGATGACGAACACAGATTTACAAGACCTACTCACTTACTACTACGATGAGATAGGATTTACTATGGATACAAAAGAGTATGAGATATACGAAGATATACTAATGGAACACGATGAGATACTCTTGTACAGAGGTACTCTTGGAGAGTATGAACACGGCTTTAGCTGGACACTGGATAAGAACAGAGCCTATTGGTTTGCAACTAGGTTTGCCAAGGTCAAGAAAGACAAACAACCAGTAGTTTACACAGGTCGTTTAAACGCTCTTGACTTTCTGGTTTATTGGGAACAGGAACAAGAAGTATTTGTACCACCAACATTTTTACACAATATAACAAAGGAGGAAGTATGAGTTATTCAAAAGAAACATTTAGCAGAAAAAATAAAGACGACTTATATATAATAAGATGGCATCACAATTTAGAAACACATTTTGTCGCTATCACAAATGATTTAGATAAGTGGTTAGAACAAAATAACGCCCAAAGAGATGATGATGCACAAGAAACTTTGGAAGAGTTTGATATACAACAATTAGAAACACACCTATTTGAAAAGGAGGAAGTATGAGACATAAATTTATTACTGATTACATTGATGAGATGTGCGAAGATAAATATGGACACACAAACTGGGCATTTGAAGACACTATGAGTGCTAAAGAATTATCTTTGGCAAAAAGAAAAAAACAAGTGCTTAATGAGATACCAGCTATTGTAATATTCAAAGATGAAGGAGGAGACGATGAAGAAGAAACACAAAATTAAAGAAACTAGATTATGGACTTGTGAATATGAGATTGAGATAGATAGTTTTTTATCTGATGAAGATATAAATGAGGCTATAATGATGGCTTGGCAGACTACTGAAGTTAAACGCTGGTTTGTTTTCAAAACTGAGGATGACAGAGAAGGTAGAGTTAGAAAACTATCTAGAGAAATCTATGATGACCATACACACATAGAGCGTTTAAACGAGACAGAAGTAGAGTATCATATAAGAAAAAATACAATTATTAGAGAGATTTTAAAAGAAAAAGCTTGACAAGTTGATAACATACTAGCTAAACTAACAAAGAGCTAGCAAGCTAGCAGAACACTAACACTAACAAAGGAGTTTGATATGAAAATAGGAAAATTAAACAAAAAAGAAACACAGCAATTCTTTGATTTGATTAACAAGGGTGTAGTTCTTTGTCAATGGTTTGAAAAAGAACACGTAGATGAAGATATGTCTGATGAAGAGTGGCAAGAATTTGTGGATGAAAAAGAACTTGCTTTTGCAAATGCTTGTACAGAGGCACTGGAGGATATAAAATGAAATATTATTTTGACCATAAAAGAAAAGTAGATGTAGTTAAGATAGCAGACAATATCACTATTGTATCTTGGCAAGATAAATTAAATGAGGAGCAAGCAGAAATAGTTGCACTTGGTTTGCAGGAAATTGCAAAAAAATTAGAGCCAAATTGGGAAAAAGGTTTTAATGCAAAAGAAGATAAAAGTTCTGATTTTATTAAAGACAAATTAGAGGAGGGAGGAGTAGATGATGACAAATAAAGAAATTTTAAATACGATTAGAGATTTTTTAGATGAAGAGCTTGTATCAGAAACTGAAATAGATTTAATCACTGATGGTACAGCAGACATCATTAGAGGTCGTAAAGAGTTAGCAATAACCTTGATAGACAGAATTAACACTATGACGAAGACAGCGTTTAAACGAGGTAAGAAGGCTTGTAGCTATTGTTCGTTTATACAAACTTGGGATGAAATGAAAGGACTAAACTAATGAAAGAGGATAATTCAAAAAGAGCTTTAAAAATACACAGATTAATTAAAAAGTTAATTATGAAACTAGATGAACTTGGGTATGAGTTTATGCTTTTTCCAGGTGGAACATCAATAAGGGGTAAAAGAAAATGAAAGAAAAAAATATAGAACTACAAAACAAAAACTATAATGATGCTGTTGAAAGCAAAGTTAAAAAGCTACAAGACTATTTAGATAGCAATGCAATACCTATTGTAAAGCAAGAGCTGTTTTATGTTATTGAAAAAAGTGATTCAGGAATGCAAAAAGTATCTATTGATATACCATTTACTATAAAAGCATTTACTGAACAGCTGTTAGAAATTCAAAAAATCTATAACGCAAAGGACGTTTAAACGGCTTTAAAATAATAGTAGACTTTAACTAACAAACTAATGTATATTATTAATGAGAGACTATAACTATAACAATATGAGGATATAACGATGCTAGATATTGAGACATATAAAAAGATTAATGAAGGTGTACTTGCAAGTTTTGTGTTCTTTATACCAAAAAAGCAAAACTCATTTACCTATCACTACGTAGCTAAAAACAAAAAAGATGCGATAGTAAGACTAATGCAAGACTATGACATAGAGTTTGATATGAGTAAAGGTCATAGATTAATTAATCTAAATAATAATTTATAATTCATTTGACACCTAGTTATATAGGTGTTAAACTAAAGTGTTGTCAATCTGACAACTTCAATGATGTTTTTTCATTGAACTCCTTAGTGTGTGTGGAAAGAGGCGAGATTTATTTCTTGCCTCTTTTATTTTATAGTATTAAATTATTTGTCTGGAGTAGATTTGTAAATTAAAATTTAATAGCACTTAAAGGAGTGTTGCAGGTTTAAGTCCTGTTTGCCCTTGTTTGTTAAATTTTGCAAATACACTGGTTTGGCGACCTACTCCAGAAAATTTTAAAAAGGAGTTTTTATGGGAGCAGTAGGATTTATTTGTCCAGACAGAGAAGAGATAACGTTTAAACGATGTCTAAAAGAATGTCGTATGTCAGAGCGTTGTATGAGTGTAGCTACATTAAAGATGATGTCAGACCAGAGACCAAACGACAGACCTCCAAGCACAACAGAACTATTATCTGGAACTTGTGAAGCTTATCTAAAAAGAACTGAAGAATATTATGTAGACCCACAAGATATGGCATTTGCTGTTATGGGAACTATTCATCACTTGCATCTAGAAAGCCAAGAGCTTGATGATAATGCAATACAAGAAGAAAAATTAGAAGGATTAGATATTACAGGTATCTTAGACTTTTATGATAAAGATACGGAAACGCTTATTGATTATAAAAACACAGGTAGTTTTAAAGCATCAAAGGTTTTAGGAATGACTCACGTTATGATGCCAGACCCATCAGGAGCAAGATATAAGAAGTCTGGAGCTTGGGGTAAAAAGGGGGCGTTTAAACAGGTTAAAGTATTTCATAGAGATGAGAATAAAGCAGACTTTGGAGATTGGTTGTATCAGGTAAATATGTATAGATATTTATTAGAGAAAAAAGGACACAAAGTTAAAGCAATGAAACTACAAATGAATGTCAGAGATGCTGGTACACATTCAGCTATCGCCAGAGGGGTAGATAAAAATATTTATTTTGTTAACATACCAATGGTTGACAATAAAGAAATTGTTTCGTACTTTACGAACAAGAGAGATGTACTTTTAGAGCATCTAAATACTAACACAATACCGAGGAGGTGTAATGATGAAGAAACTTGGAACGGAAAAAAATGTGAAAAATATTGTGAGGTCAGAGGACTTTGCCCTTATGTTAATGGATTGGGCGAATAGTAATAATTACGGAGACTTTACAATGAGACCAGATATAGCTGGAATACCAATGGTACACGAGGGTAATTCAGATAGCTGGGTAAGTGTAGATAAATTTATACAACTATATGAGGAGGACTACGATGCCAAATAAAAAACTATCAGTGTTTGAAACACTTAATAAAATAAATGTAAATGAGTTTAAAGAAAAGAAAGGTAATTATGATTATCTATCTTGGAGTGATGCAGTGCAATATGTTCTATCTGTATACCCAGATGCTACTTGGGAAACTCACGAATTTGATATACCTGTAAGCAAAAACGATTGGGATGGATGGCATAAAGCTCCATATATGAGAACAGATAGTGGATGTTTTGTAAAAGTATCTGTATGTATTGAAGGAATTACAAGAACAGAAGTTCACGCTGTTATGGATAACTATAATAAAGCTATATTAGAACCAACAGCAACACAGATTAATAACTCTATAAAAAGATGTTTGGTAAAATGTTTTGCGTTGTTTGGTCTTGGTCTTTATATTTATAGGGGCGAAGATTTACCAGAAGATGATAAACCTCAAGAAATATCAAAAGAACAACACGATTACTTGATGACATTATTAAAAGGTAGAGATAAAGCTTTCGTTGAAAGCATAGAAGTAGCAATAAGAAACAAAAAACTAAATACAAATAATTTTGATGGCTATATAGAACAGCTACAAAAGAAGAAACCTAAAAAGGAGGTAAAGAATGGATAATACTGATTTAGATAATATACTAGGAGAAGATGCTTGGTATGAACCAAAATCACAAAGTGGTGGAAGTTCTGTTAAGGCTGGTAAATATGAAAATGTTTTGGTCAAAGACCTAAATGTTAAGAAAGACATAGTGGTTAGTGGTAAGTTTTTAGCTGACATCTATGAACCAGTGTTTGATATTGATGGTAAGGATGTTAAACACAAAGGGTTTTTTAGATTTAAGAAACCTGACCCAGCAAAGTACCCACAGCTACAAAGTGATATGGGAAGTAATGCTGGTTATCATGCTCTCTGTGATATGATGGATATGGTTCAAAAAAAGGATGATAAACTAATATTACCAGAGCTTGACTTAAAGTCGTTTAAACGCTTTCTATTTAATGTTGAAGTAGTAATTGAAGAGTGGGTAGGAAGAGAAGGAAACGATATGCAAACACCTAGAGTTAAGATGGTGTTAAAAGCAGAAACAAGAGGCAAAGAAGCAGTCATGGAGGATGATGATTTGCCATTTTAATTAATAACTTAGCGTGGGGGTCTTATACCTCTTAGCTCATCTACTACATCTCATACGAGATTCCCACGCATCACTAACTAGGAGTTAATGTGATTGATTTTATAGTAGTATCTACAACGTTATATTTTTTTTACAAAGGATATTTATGTCTACTAGATTATATTAAAAAAGAAGAGGATAAACATAACAAAATGTTAAGACGTTCAGAAGATGAACATGACGCAACTGATTGGAGGATTTGATGGGTTTAAATAAAAGAGAAATGGCTTGGCAACAACGAAAAGAAAAAAACGTGCCAAAGCATTTACAAAAAAGAAAAAGTCTTGTAGTACAAAATGCAAAATGGAGACAAGAAACATCAGAAGAATTTAGAACAAAGTATGGAGCTTGGTGGGTTTTTGCTGGTATGGATTTAAGACATAACAGAAAAAATAAAAACTGGGTAATGCAATATTGGAAAGGAAGGTTTAACGATGCCAGCGAAGAATAAATTAAGAGGAACATATTACGAAAGAAGATGTGTTGAAAAAGCACAAGGATTTGATTTAAAAGCAGAAAGAACTTGGGGCAGTGATGGTAGGTCAAGAGGTTTAGCTCAAGAAGTAGATATGGTTATTGAAGATAATATCTACGTTCAGTGTAAGAAAAGAAAAGTATTAGCTAAACACTTAAAACCGACAAAAGAAATTCACGTACAATTTGTAGGTGAAGATAGAGGTAAAGATTTAGCTATTATGTCTCAGGATTATTATTTAAGTTTAATTGCTATGATTAAACAATTTAAAGATAAAGACGAAGAAGCTATAACTTTTTAAAAATGAGTTATTTAGAATTTGTACAAAAAGAAAAAAGTGATAAGCATGGAATGTATGTTCCTGAAATTGAATGTTCTTATTGTGGAAATAGTAAAAAAGGAGATAGTCCTACTATCTCTATTGACGAGTGTGATGAGTGTGAAGAAAAGGATTGGCAAAGCACTTGCTGTACAGCTGAACCTTTTGGAAACTCATTCATAGAAGAAGAAAAAACAGGTATATGCTCTAAGTGTTATGATGGAGCAAACTTTGCCGATTTAAATATGGAGGAATAACATGGGAAAAATGAAAGAGCTTGATATGGCAAAACAAGAAATGGAAGCTATATCAGAACCACAAGAGCGTGAGCAAGTCATTAATCGTGATGGAAAAGAAGTTAAATTCTACTTGAGCGATTTAAGTAATGAAGGACAAATGGCTTACGTTAGAGCTAATCAAATAGCTCAAGAAACACAGGCGTTAGAACGACAACTTACTGAAAAAAGGTTTTTGGCTAACAACTACATTAATAATGTTCTTACAGAACTAGATGGTGATAAGGAGAAAACAGAAGATGAACAGAACACAGAATGATATGATTTTAGTGGCTTTAAAAAATGGTGAACGTATTACGCCACTATCAGCTTTAGAGCAGTTCGGATGTTTTCGTTTAAGTGCTAGGATATGGGATTTACGCAATGAAGGACATCCTATTAAAACCAAGCATATATCAACACCTCAAGGTAAAGTAGTAGCAGAGTATAGCTATGAAAATTGAACTTGATAAGAACGATATTAATACTCTTATAAAAATTGCTCAAAAGATTATTGAAGCAATAGACAAAGAGAAAAAACAAAAAGAAATGCAACTATCACAAGTCAATCCAAATTGTGAAGTTTGCGATGATTAAGAAATTCGCAGAGAAGGTATGGTTATATCTCTATGAGTCTTTATATTCTAAAGAAACTCTTAGAAATTACTTTGATGATGAGTGGTTTGATGATGAATACATTGAATCAGAGAAGCGTAAGAAGAATGAAGTGTCTTACAGCAACAAGTCAAAGTTCCAGCCTTATCGTTGTCCACGATGCGATAGACCTTGGAGGTATTATACATTGCCAAAAGGGAAAGTTCCTATGAGGGAGTTCTTAGGCAGACGTGTTCCTATGGAAAAACGTGAATGTCCAGAAGAACTTCCTTGTAAGGAGAAAAAATGAGATGTCCAGCTTGTGGCTGGTCAAATGCCTTGAAAAACTATCCAAAGATGATAGAAAGGCTACAAAAGAATTTAGATGATAATACATTAGAGCGTTTAAACGACCTCTTTATATCAGCGTTAGACGACCTAACAGCCTACACTTTACTTAAAGCTTGTCAAGATATTGATGATGAAGTAATCAAACATTGTATTACTATTTGGGAACGCAAAGATTTAGCTGGAAAAGGTTATGATGTATATTATTTTATAGGTATATTAAGGAATGAGAATAAGAAGTATGAGAACAAATTAATTATAGAGCGTAAGAGATTAGATAACTTACCACCAGACTTAAAGGAGGATTAGATGGATGCTTTTGATAAAAATATAGATGTGTCAAAGATGTTTAGTGGCGTATCTGAAAAACAAGTTTTAGGGTGTATACTAAAAAACCCATCATTAATGCAAGAAGCATTAAGTTTTATTACAGCCAGCAAAGTGTTTTATATGACAGACCACCAACACATTTGGGGTGCTATGTATTACTTACATCAATCAAACAAAGATATAGATGTAGCAACTGTGTCAAACTTTTTAGGCGAAAAAGGACATAAGCTTACTTATTATGTTTCTGGTCTACTAAATGACATCATTACAGAAGCAACTTTTAAAACACATTGTAAAACAATTTATGATTTATTTGTAAGAAGACAACTATGGAAGCGTGTAGTAGGATTTAAAGACAGGATAGAAAAAGATACATCATATAAAGATGTAGCATCTGACATTGATTATTTAGGTAAAATATCAGAGAAGTTTAATGATATGATTAAAATGGAGCATCAGTCTATGGAAGGACTTGATGATGAGCTTATAGAATCTATCTTTGCTAAAAAGAATTTAGTACAGACTGGTATTGCATCTATTGATAAGGCTATTGTTGGTATGACCAAAGGTGAAATATCTATTATTGCTGGTAGACCTGGTAATGGTAAGAGTACATTAGCACTTAATATAACAAAAAACATGATACTTGATGGTAAGAAAGTAGTATTTATAAGTAGAGAAATGCCAAGAGTAGAGATTGTTAAAAAGTTTTTAGCAATGCATACGTCTGTACCTAATAAACAAATGCGAAACAATGCGTCAAACCACAGAGAAGAAATAGAAAAAGGTTTAGATTTTATAAAAAAGTATTACAAATCGCTTCATTTATTTGATAATTTAAGAGGTCTAGATGAAGGCATTCAAGAAGCCAAAAAGATAAGACCTGATGTAATCATTGATGACCATATAGGTTTTATTGAATTTTCACAGCGTGATAACAGAGATGTAAGACATCGTATCGCAGAAGTGACTAGAAGATATAAGTGGCTTGCAAAAGAACTTGATTGTTCTGTTATATTAGTCTCTCAACTAAATCGTAACATAGAGCATCGTGTAGATAAGATTCCAAGGCTCAGCGACCTCGC